GACAATTACAAAAAATAGCTTGTCATTAAAACCACTTGGAGAGGTTGATATCTTTGTTCAACCAGTTTCAAGAACCAGAACAGACCTTAGAATGTATCAAGAGTTTGAAATTACTTCACTTGATAAGAAAGCAGTTATTTCTGTAGGACTTCCAAGCGAAGATACCACAAGAGACATAACAAAGAAATTCCTTGCTATGGGCAGAGAGAAAGCTAAGAAACCTTCAAACTTAACAAGACCAGACGAAAAGAAAAAAGAATAAAATGAAATGGCTACAGCATACCGACTTACAAAAGAACAAATTAAATCCGAAATTGTAAAGTGTGCTAAAGATCCAATTTATTTTTTAAATACATACGCAAGAATTTCGGACACACAGAAAGGTCCAATACCTTTTAGAACTTTTGAATTTCAAGATGAAGTTCTAAAAGATATGAAGGACTATCGTTTCAACGTAGTTCTTAAAGCTCGTCAGTTAGGTCTTTCAACAATCGTAGCAGGTTATATAGCTTGGCTAATGTTGTTCCACAGAGATAAGAACGTCCTTATCTTGGCAACTAAATTACTTTCAGCATCAAACTTGGTAAAGAAAGTTAAATACATTATTAAAAGTTTACCAGATTGGTTGATGATCGCTGATGTATCAATAGACAATAGAAATTCATTTGAACTTACAAACGGTTCACAAATTAAAGCTTCCGCGACTTCTGGTGATGCAGGTCGTTCGGAAGCTCTTTCTTTATTGGTTCTGGACGAGGCTGCGTTTATCGAGAACATGAAAGAACTATGGACAGGTGTATATCCTACACTTGCTACTGGTGGTCGTTGTATAGCTATCTCAACTCCTAATGGTGTAGGTAACTGGTTCCACCAAACTTACTTGGATGCAGAGACAGGAACAAACGAATTTCATCCTATTAAATTACACTGGTCAGTTCATCCAGACAGAGATCAAGCTTGGTTTGAAAGAGAAACCAAGAATATGTCTAAACGTGAAATAGCACAAGAATATGAATGTTCTTTTAATGCTTCTGGTGAAACTGTAATTGGTGCTGAAGAATTAGAACAAATAGAAAAGAATTGTAGTGAACCAAAAATAAGAACTTATATTGATAGAAACTTGTGGATATGGAAAGAATATAATTCAAGTCACTCTTACGTTCTTGTAGCTGATACTGCGAGAGGTGATGGTAAAGACAATTCTGTATTCCATCTTCTTAATTTGGATACTATGGAAATTGTCGCAGAGTATCAAGGCAAAATAACAACAGAAGATTTTGCTGAACTTGTAGTTAATACTGGTAAAGAATATGGAAACTGTATGGTTGTTGTAGAGAACAATAATCTTGGGTTTTCAGTATTAGAAAAGATAGTAGACAAGGGTTATCCAAATGTTTACTTCTCAACAAAAGGTTCAGCAGAATTTGTTGACCAAGTAACCGCAGAGGGAACAACAAATACAGTCCCAGGTTTTACAACTTCACATAAGTCAAGACCTCTAATTGTTGCGAAGATGGAAGAATTTATTAGAAACAAAAGTATTAAAATAAATTCAATAAGAACTTTCCATGAGTTAAGCACATTCATTTGGACATTTGGAAGACCACAAGCGATGCAGGGATATAACGACGATTTAGTTATGTCTTTGGCGATTGCTTGTTGGGTTAAAGATACCGTCTTCCAAACTAATCAAAGAGAGCTAGAATATAAGAAAGCGATGTTGACAGGCTTTACAAAAAGTAATACTATGTTTGATACAAAAATTCCAGGTATGCAAGGTTACAATAGGGACTTGTCTGTTTCTATACAAAAAGCAAAACAAGAATACGAACAATATTTTTGGATATATAAAGGATAACAAATGGCCGATCAAAACAAGAATAACACAAAGAACGCAGATTCAGCTTTATTTAAAAGATTAACAAAGCTTTTATCTGGTCCTATTGTTAACTATAACCAACCAGTTCAAAGTAGATATAGACGTAACCAGATGGATAAACTTGGTTCAAAGTTTACATCTGCTTCTGGTTTAGAATTTAAGAAATCAGCTTATAATCCTTATGAGAATTTCTCTTCCAAACTTATGTCGAATCAAAATCGTGCCGAAAGGTATATTGATTTTGACCAAATGGAATATATGCCAGAGATAGCATCAGCATTAGATATCTATGCCGATGAAATGACTACCTCTAACGAACTTACTCCACTAATGAGTATTAAATGTCCTAACGAAGAAATCAAATCAATTCTTCAAACCTTATATATGAAGACATTAAATCTTGATGCCAATTTATTTAATTGGTGTAGAAATATGTGTAAGTATGGAGATCACTTTGTTTATCTTGATATTGATGAACATTTAGGTATTAAATCTGCTATTGGTCTTCCATCAAGCCAAGTTGAAAGAATGGAAGGAAAAGATCCAACCAATCCAAACTACGTTCAATTCCAGTGGAACTCTGCTGGTATGACTTTTGAAAACTGGCAGGTAGCACATTTCCGTATTCTTGGAAACGATAAGCACGCTCCATATGGAACTTCTGTTTTGGATTCATCAAGAAGAATTTGGAGACAACTTACCTTACTTGAAGATGCGATGATGGCTTATCGTATTACAAGATCACCAGAACGTAAAGTATTTTATATTGACGTTGGAAATATTCCTCCACAAGAAATTGAACAGTTCATGCAGAGAGCTATGACTACTATGAAAAGAAATCAAATAGTCGATGCTACAACTGGTCGTGTTGACCTTCGTTATAATCCTATGTCTGTTGACGAGGATTACTTTATTCCTGTTCGTGGTGGAGTAAATAATAATAAAATTGAATCACTCCCAGGTGGACAATTTGCTTCTGCTATCGAGGACGTAAAATATTTAAGAGATAAACTTTTTGCTGCTCTTAAAGTTCCTATGTCTTATCTTATTAGAGGTGATGGAGCAAGTGAAGATAAAGCAACGCTCGCTCAAAAAGATGTTCGCTTCGCAAGAACAATTCAAAGATTACAAAGAGTTGTTGTTGGAGAGTTAGAGAAGATTGGTATAGTTCATTTGTTCACTCTTGGGTATAGAGGTTCAGATCTTATATCATTTAAGCTTTCTCTAAACAATCCATCAAAGATCGCAGCACTACAAGAACTTGAACACTGGAAAACTAAATTTGATGTTGCTGGTGCTGCTACTGAAGGCTATTTCTCTAAACGTTGGATTGCTCATAATATCTTTGGTATATCTGATGAAGAATTCCTCCGTATCCAAAGAGAACAATTCTATGATCGTAAATTCAACGCTACACTTGAAGCCGCTGGTGCTCAACCACAAGGCGGTGGAGGAGGAGGCGGTGGAGGTGGCCTTGGAGGTCTAGGTGGAGGTGGACCAGAGGGAGCACCACCAGAAGGGGGAGGCCCAGAAGGCGCACCACCACCAGAAGGAGGAGCACCCGAAGGTGGAGGTGGAGAAGCTGGAGGAGGCGCACCAGAAGCTCCAGAAGCTCCACCAGCAGCGGGAGAAGAAGGTGGTAGCACATTATTAGCAGCCCCACCAGGAAAAAGAAGAGATAGTGCTGGAAAAGTAATAACTACTACACCAGCTTCAAAAGGAAAATGGTACGAACCAGTTTCTAATAGAGGCGGCGATAAAAGAGATGTAGGAGCAAGAGCCAGAGGATTTAAAGCTTCTGGTGGAGGTTTTACAGCAAGTCCAAGTGTAAAAAGTATTTTCCCAGGTTTCCAAGATATCAAATCATTAGCAAATGCGGCAGGTATTAGCGAAACTTCACAAGAAAAATACAGAGATGAAGAATACGAACTATTTACAATAGAAAAAGAAACTAGAGTTCTTTTAGAAAGTTTGGAGACAAAAAAGAATGGAAAAACTTAAACTCAAACACAATAAGAAAAGAAATACAGCTTTTCTTTTTGAGTCATTAACAAAAGAGTTAACAAAGGCAATCGTTAATAAAGATGAAAAAACAAAAAATATAATTCTATCTATTATGAAAGAACACTTTAAGAAAGGTTCTACCCTAGCAAAAGAATTAGATGTTTACAAATCTCTTTACGAAACAAGAGGTCTTAACAAAGATACAGCAAATAGAATGTTGAATGAAGCAAAAAGAATGTATGCTACTTTTATGCCTCAAGATATTTTCAATCAACAAACCAGAATTATTAACGATGTAAATAAAAAAGTAAGCCCTGCTGTCTTTACAAACTTTATGTCAAACTACAAAGATCTAGCAACAATAGCTCAAATCTTTGATAATGAAATTCCTATGAAGACAAGAGTTATTTTAGAACAATATTTAATTGATAGATTGTCAACCGAAGACAACCCACAAAACAATCTTAAACCAATTGATAGCCTTGTCTATAAAGAATTCGTAAAGAAATTCAACGATAAGTATGGAACCTCTTTGATGGAAGAACAAAAAGAACTTCTTACAAAATACATCGCTTCTTATTCAAATGACGATATCGATTTCAAAATCTATCTCAACGAAGAAATCGGAAGAATAAGAC